CGCGATGCTGCCCGGCGTGTAGGGCTGAGCGGCGGGCGGGGCTGGTTTGCGGCCGGCGTTGGCCTGTGGCATCTGCGGGGAGGTCGGAGCGAGAGGGACAGGATCCGCGAGGTGGGGATCTGCCTGCGTCGAGGACTGGGGGGACAAGAACGCAGCGACAAGCGGAGTGTTCCGGCCCTCTCGCTCAAACCAGTCGGAGAACTCGCCGGGCTCTTCGGCGCGTGCGAACTTCGACCGCAGCACGTCGGAGACATCGGCATCCTTGATCCCAGCACCGAGGAGCACCCGGTCTTGGCCCCATCGAGCTTCAGCCTCTGCGTGCTTCGACTGGAGCCCGTCGAGCTGGGAGCGCACCTCGGAGAGCGTCTCAAGCTCAGCCTGGAACGCGCCCGCCTTCTGCTCCCATGCCGAAGCGGTGGGACGTAGCTCGGCTAGCTCGGCGGTGAGTGCGTTGCGCGAGTCGCGCAGCTCGGAGGTCCGTGTCTGGATCAACTCCTGCACCTGGGCCTCGGTGTAAGTCTTCGGGGTGTCGTCGCTCATTGGTGCCCGCCTCCTACAGTCGGGAAGAGTGCCCGCTCTTGGCGGATTGTTTCTAAGTGTGCGATTGCTTCGGCTCGCTCCATGCCGGGATGCTGAGCTAGGACGATGTCGACCGGGGAAGCTAGGCCGACCTCTAGCAGGGACGTAGCCTCCGCGACTCGGGCTTGCCGCTCCGAGGGTGTCGGCGGGACTGCCATGTATCGGATCGAGTAGCCGGACTCGGGGAGGTTGCCGCCCTCGTTCGCGTTGAGGAGCGCAGCGGAGAGGGCCAGCACCTCCTTGTCCGCGCGTTCGAACTGGGCCTCTGATGCCTTCTGGATCCTGCGGACCGTCTCACGCTTGAGGGCGATCGCATAGCCGGACTCGGCAGCGCCTCCGCTCTTTTGGAAGTCGTCTGGGCTCAGGCCGCTGTGGCCGAGGCATGCGCGCTCATAGGAGTCGATCGCAAGCTGGAATCGTTCGGGATCTACACTCGCCCCGAACTGTCCGAGCCTGCCGCCGCCGGGCACCTCCTCGGTGAACATCGCGATCGAGGTCGGGTCAAGGTGTACTTCTTTGCGTGCCGCCTTGCCGCTGCCCCGGATGGCACCACCGCCGAGCTGGACGCCGATCGCCCACCGCTGCGAGTAGGCCGCGTCCCGGCACAAGTAAGCCCAGAAGGACCAGAGCGCACCAATGTGCAAGGTGCACTCGACCTGCTCGGAGTTCTCGTAAGGGTTGAACAACTCACCCGTGCGCTGCGCATGAAATAAACTGTAAGGGAGGACCGCCGAGGCTTCGACGACGTAGGGGTAGTCTCCGCCGCTGAAGCTGCCACCAAGCACCTGCTCGGTTATGTCGGCCGCTTCTTCGATGCGGGCGCGTCCACCGGGCAAGAGGACCCGGTACTTCGGATCCTGCGGATCGCGGATGTCGAGAACGTCCCAGGTCCATCGGTCCTGTTCGCCCTTGCCGTCTCCGATGTCGAGCGAAGCAAGCCGGGCTTCGACGACTAGGTTGGGCTCGTCGGGATTGTCTGCCGCTGCTTCGGCGTAGACCAGATCCGAAGGGACGGCCCGATAGAGCAGCTCGCCGCGTTCGGTCGTGTAGTCGGTGCGGATCAAGCCCTCGCGCATCCCGATCGTGTTCCTCGCGTTCCGGGCTCCGATAGCCCACAAGCCATCATGGCGAACGCGGGTGGCGAACTCGTCCACGTCGGCGTCGGCGTGCGTGACTCGGGGCGGATTGTCGTATTGGATCGCAAGCTGCTTAACGATAGTGCCGAAGAGGTTGCGGCTGGTATCGAGTACACCGAGGCGATCGACGGTGCCAACGGGGAAGAACTCGCGGCACTTGTTCTCAAGGTCCTGCTTCCACTGCCCCTCGAGTAGCCGGCGGCGGAGGCGGGAGTGGGTGCGGCGTGCCTCGTCGTCCTGGGACGGAAGGGGCGGGATGTCAGAGAGTGCTGTGTCTTGGCTCATGTGTCCTCGGTGCCCGTCCGTGAGTCGCCCCGCTCAGGGTAAGGGCGGATGGCGGGCGAGGTCAACACTTAACGCACCTTGATCCGGTCGGTGTTGCGGTGCCTCGTGTCGAGGAACTCCCGGCCAATGTACCGGGCAGCGTCGAGAATGTGAGACAGCTCTTTATTCTGGGACGTGCCGCCCGGTCCCCGCCAGTGACGGAAGCCTGCGATCAGCGCCTCGCAGTTCGGGTGCACGATCATCGACCCCTTGACCATCGCGGAGTGCAAGAGCCTCGCAGTGTACGCCACCGAGCCCGGCCCCTTCCGAGCCGCCTTGATGCGGAAGGGTGGAGCCTCGGGCGGTAGGCCGGAGAGGACCGCGATCTTCTGCTCCAGAAGTTGGTTCACGCGATAGCCGGCCTCACTCTTCCCCGCTGAGTTCGTGTCACCGCGTGCGATGTCCACCGCCTCGGGTCCCAGGTCCCAGCGCCCGAGCATATCTAGGATCCCGTTGGCGTCCTCTTCGATCCCGCTGTGGCCTTGGCTCGTGTACTCGTCGAGGAAGTAGACACGCGGGTTGCTCTTGTCGCGAGTGTCGAAGCCGCAGAGCAGCGCACCCTGTCGCCCGTGGCCTTCGCCGTGGTCGATGCCGATCCCAATCTGTAGCTCGCAGTCGGGCAGCTCCTTGCTCACCATCCCGTCATGCCATGCCCCGTAGAAGCGATCAGGCGTCGCCCCTTCCCACTCTCCACCGAATCGCTGCGGGCGCTCGGTTGGGAGGATCATCTGCTTGATCGCGTCAAGCTCCTCCTCACTTAGCCCGGTGTTCTCTGGCGTAGGCTCGACGTGGATGTCCTCGATCAGCCCATCCTCGCACGCATCCTTGAGCCATCCGACCGGACGACCGACCGGGGTGAGGGTGAGCCAGAGGCAGCCCTTGCGAACTAGCACCCGGCTTTGAGCCTCCGCGAAGATCTTCCGCTCGGGCGGCTCGTCCAACCACACGAAGTCGAGGGTTGAGCCCGCCGCCGCCAGGGTGCCCGCAGACTGCGAGACGATCCCCATGCTGTCACCTGTCCGTAGCCTGAGCATCCGACGACGCCCGGTGGTGAAGCCTCGGTCTGGGTGATAGCGGCAGTCGGGATGGAGCAGCGACTTGGGAAGCAGTTCGTATAGCTTGCCTTCGATCTCCTTGCTGCTGTCGTCTGAGTAGGGAACAAGGCGACCGGCGACGGGTCGGTCGGGGATCTCCCGGTAAGGGTGAGTGTGCGTCAGGAACCACAGAGCCTCGGCGCACCCGGCGTAGGACTTCCCCACGATCTGGTTCGGCCCTCGCATGCATCGCGTCTGCGCTTGGCTTCGGTGGAACCGCTCTTGCCCAGGTCGAGGCTGATAGCGGGCGAGCGGATTGGCTGAGACGGCGGAGAGGGCGGAAGCTAGCGACACGGGGAGAGCGTAGCACTAGAGCGGCGTGCTGCGGTTTCTAACTTTCTTTTGTGTATTTACAAAAAAGCCTTGTGCTTATCTTAAACGTATGTAGAATAAAGACAGTCAAGGGGCACTGAAGCCCGAAGGAGACAAGATAATGAGCGACCTCAAGATCAAGTTTGGCTACATCGTCGCGGACGGCTCGATCTGGAAGTTCAACCGGGCCGAGCTGGCGCGGCTGGCGGCTGGCGAGCACTTCGCAGACATCAAGCCCTCGATGTCCAGCCCCACGTACAACTACTCGGCCGGGGAGTGGCGCAACGTCCCGGCCGCCCTGTACTCGACCCCCGGCGACTCGCGGATAGACTCGGCCCAGAACGGCCACGAGGTCGGCCCGGGAATGGACGACGCGGCCGAGCATCCCGGCTGGGCGGCGCGACTCCTCGCCCGAGGTGTTGGCCCCCTCTCTGCGGAGGTGGCCTGAGGCGGACTTCCGCGACTTCCCCGCCCTCACCTTCAGACCTTCCCCGGTCGCTCGGCGCGGGTATCACGCGCTCACCTCATGGAGCGACGCGGACACCCGCGTGGGCGATGAGGCTACAATCATATGGAGCGAGGACGGCGAGCGCGCCTACTCGGTCCAAGTTTACTGCGGAGACGTTGGCTGGGTCGGATCCTTTGAGCGCAAGACCTTGAGCGGGGCGAAGAAGGCAGCTATCAGGATGATGACGGGTTGCTGGTGGCCTCGTGATTTCTCTTGGAACCCAGACCGAGATCTAGCCTAGCATCATCCCCCGAGACTCTGGCCCGCTTCGGCGGGCCTTTGTCGTTCTAGTCCTCTAGCGGCTCGCCCGGCTCCCCGCAGTCGGGGCACTCGATGCCTCCGGTGTAGGTGGCTGGGCAGGCGATGCACGCCCGGTCTGTGTCGTCGTCGTCGTTCATGTTGCCTCCTGGCAGAGCGGCTCGCCAAAGCCCTTACAGTCATCATCCGAGCACCAAGGCGGGCCGAAGTACAGAGCGAGGCATCCGACGCAGATCCGGCGGGCGCTCCTCGGCTTGATGTGCCAGATCGAGAAGATCACGCAGTCCTCGCCCACTTCATCTTGACCTGGGTCGGGTGCTCATCGACCCTCGGGCGCGAGCGCCTAGACCACTCGCCGCCCCCTGCTTCACCGAGGCATCGCCAACCCGAAGCGCGGAGGCTGGTTCCGCCCTCGTCCTCTAGCGTGTAGGTGATCAGCTTCTTGTATCCCAGAGCCCGAGCAGCTCGCCAGCACGCACCGTAGAGCGCAGAGCAGGCGTTAGCGTGTCCGTCTGTGGCGACCCTCACGACCTCGGCTGTCCATCCGTCCGCAGCTAGCCGAGCTACTGGAGTTCCGACAATCGCCACGCCTCGCACCGTCCCGCCCTCGTCGGCTACCGCGCAAGCGAACCGCCCGCCTTGCGGTGGCTTGTGGTGTCTGTGGTGCTGCTCGACGTAAGCCGAGGCAGCTCGGAGCGTGCAGGGAACGATCTCTAGTTTGGACTGCCGCACCTAGTGCCTCTGCCGAACTCGGATAGCCTCGACC